TGATTTTGAAGTGATGGATGATAATTGGGAAATTGTTATGATGTTTTTAAGAATACAAACACAATGGAATATGTCCTTTGGAGGTGTAGTAGGATTAAAATATGAAGTCCTATTGCTTGCTGGAGGACTATTTGACCTTTACAATGTAACTAACCGCAAAGAAATGTTAGAGGGCTTACAACTTATGGAATCTGTAGCTCTAAGAGAGGTTAATAAGGAGAAGAAGAGTGGCTAAAAAAGTAGGTAAGTTTGTCTTAACAATTGATGTTGAGGGTTTAAAAGATCTCTCTGGATTGCAAAGGCAACTTAAAGGACTTGAAAGATCTGCTAATCCAACAGCGAGACAACTTAAATCATTAGGACAAAGTGTAAGACAAGTAACTAAGTTTACCCCAAAAACAATAAGTCAGTTTAAACAAAAAGAAAGAATATTAAAAAAGTTAAGACAGGAAGTAAATGTTAACTCAAGACAGTTCCAAATATTAGGTAGAGCAATTGATGCTAATAGGTTAAAACTCCAAAAATTTAATAATACAGCAAAAAAAGGAACAGGTTTTAGCAAGCTTGGTACTGGCTTTGGAAGTATTCTTGCTTCTCAAGTTTTACCAGGTAATACATCTCAACTTGCATTAGCAGGTGCAAATATGGCTGGGCCAAAAGGAGCATTAATCGGTGCAACAATTGGAGCAGGGATGGACTTTTCTGGTCTAGCAAAAGAAGCTGCTGTATTTAGGTCAGAAATAAAAAGATTAGAAGTTGCATTAAAAGGTGTCACTAAAAGTGAAAAAGAATTTATAAAGGCACAAAAAGTTATCGCCTCAGTATCAGATGATTTAAATGTTCCAATTAAAGATGCATCAAAACAATTTACACAGTTAGCAGCGTCTGTAATTGGTGCTGGAGGAACTGTTGATGATGCAGAACTTGTATTTAGAGGTGTCGCAGAATCTATTAAAGCAACAGGTGGAGATGCCGAGGATGTACAATCTGCGATTCGAGCAATGTCGCAAATCTTCGGTAAAGGTAAGGTGTCGGCAGAGGAGCTCCAGGGCCAACTGGGCGAGCGTCTTCCAGGGGCCGTGGTTAAATTTGCGGATGCTACAGGACGAACATTACCTCAGTTACAGAAAGACTTGAGAGATGGAACTGTAGGTCTAAATGATGTAATGAAATTTGTTGTGAAGTTAAGCGATGATCATTCAGCAGCAGCAAAAGAAATGGCAGCATCTACTGCTGATGCTGGAGCAAGAATGAAAGTAGCACTAGACAAATTAAAAGTTTCATTTGGAGAATTTTTCCAACCTGTTGGAGCTGGAATACAAAATATTATTACTGATCTTGCAAATATGGTTAATGCTGCATTTACAGCAGGGAAGATGATGGATGAGTTAAATATAAGAGGAGGATTTAATAAAAAAAGACAAGCACTTGTTAATAGGGCTAATTTAGAAACTACACAAATAATGAAATTAAGAGGTGTTAATCCTTTAGATTCATTTACAAGAGCAAAAATATTTGATGAAAGATTTAAAGATCTATTGCAGATGGAAGTTAATAAAAATCGTGATCCTTTAATTACAGGTAAAGATCTAACAACATTCCAAGGAGTGACTCCAGAAGGGGATAAAACAAAAGAAGCAGCTACATTGGATAAATACAAATTAGATTTAGGAATAATAACTCAGAAAGAATTTGAAGCTAGAGAAATAAGAAGAGAATCTAGCGTAATTCTTGAAAAGATGAAATTAGATAATAAAGAGTTTGATATGGATTTAGAGCAGATTATTGCCAAATTAACAGAGGCTAAAAGTGGTGCATTCAATTTTAAAGAAGAAATGAGAAAAGTTGTAGAATCTGCATTGGATTTAAGAACAAAAATTGGAGAACTCGCTGTTAGTTCTGTTAATAAACTAGCTGATGGATTTGCAGAACTTGCTGTAACAGGTAAAGCTAGTTTTGGAGACTTAGCACGATCAATATTACAAGATTTACAAAGAATGATTGTTAAAGCATTATTCTTTAAAGCAATATTTGGGTTATTCCCAGGTTTAAAAAATTTCTTAGGTTTTGAAAAAGGTGGTGTTGTTGAGAAAAGTGCTAAAGGTAATGTATTTGCTAAAAATAAAATTGTGCCATATGCATCAGGGGGTGTAATTGATAAGCCAGTAATTTTTCCAATGGCAAAAGGAATGGGTTTAGCTGGGGAAGCTGGGCCAGAAGCTATACTCCCATTGAAGAGAGGTAAAGGAGGAAGACTTGGGGTTGAAGCATCTGGTGGTGTTGGTAATATAGTTGTGAATGTAGATGCTTCTGGAACAAATGTAGAAGGTGATGAAGAGCAAGGTAGACAGCTTGGATTAGTTATTTCAGCAGCAGTACAATCAGAAATAATACAACAAAAAAGACCTGGAGGATTATTAGCATGACACTTCAAGCATTTCCAAGTACTCCTCAACCTAGTTTTCCTGTAAGAAAAAGTTCAAATCCAAAAACTAAAACAATACGTTTTGCTGATGGTTATGAACATCGTATTCACTTTGGAGTAGCTGCACATCAAAACCCCAAAACATTTAGTTTTACTTGGAAAAATATTACAGAAACAGAATCAGATTCTATAGAAAGTTTTCTTGATGATCGTGCTGAAGACAATAAGGCGTTTACATATCAGCCTCCAAATGAGCCATCTTCAATGGTTTTTGTATGTGAAGAATGGACTAAGAATATGCAATTTCCAAACTTAGCAACTATACAAGCAACTTTTAGGCAAGTTTTTGAACCTACAACATAATGACAACTGTCTGGTCTGCTAATGCTAGTTTAAGTCTTAATCAAGTTGTAGCTCCAACTGATTCAAGAAGAACTGATGGTTTGTTTTTTAAAGTAACTCAAGCAGGTACGACAGGATCATCTGAGCCAAATTGGGGTAAAACAATTGGACAAACAATTTATGATAATAATGTTCAGTACGTTTCTTTTAGTAGTACATTTAGCGATGTTCAGTCTTTAAATCCATCAGCAATTATTGAATTATTTATATTAACTCTTAAAGAAGGTATTCATTATCCACAAAGTAATCCAGGTAATGAAACAGAAAAATATTATTTTCATGCTGGAAGCAGTCTAAATGCAAACGGTAAAATCGAATGGCAAGGACAAGAATATCTTAGATTCCCTGTTGAGGCTACAGGATTTGCTTACCAAAGAGGACAGCTACCAAGACCAAAACTTGTTGTCAGCAATGCTACTGGTTTAATATCTGCAATTTTATTGACTGTCAATGAAACTACAACAGGAAATGATCTTACAGGCGCAACAGTAACTAGAATAAGAACTTTAGCAAAATTTCTTGATGCTGCAAATTTTGCTGATAATCAGAATTCAACTGCTGATCCAACAGCAGAATTTCCAAGAGAAATATATGGTATAGATCGTAAAGCTTCAGAAAATAGAAATGTTGTTGAGTTTGAATTAGCTGCACCAACAGATTTAATGGGAATAAAAATCCCTAAACGTACAGCGACTCGTGATGAGTTTCCAGCTATTGGTACTTTTTCTTAATGACTTGGCAAAAAGAAGCATTAGTTCATGCTAAAAAACAACTACCTAAAGAAGCAGTAGGTCTTGTTTTGAATATTAGAGGAAAATTAAAATATTATCCCTGTAACAATCTTGCTATAACTGATCATCAATGTTTTATTTTAGATCCCGAAGATTATGTAAAAGCAGACAATAAAGGTGATATTGTAGGCATATTTCATAGTCACCCTGTTAATTCACCAACTCCTAGTCAAGCAGATAAGGTTAGTTGTGAGGCTAGTAATCTGCCTTGGTATATAGTAAATCCGACCTCTGAAGAATGGGCATATCTTGAACCATGTGGTTATGAACCACCTTTACTTGGCCGTCAGTGGGTATGGGGAGTTACAGATTGTTGGAGTTTAGTAAGAGATTGGTATAAAGAAAAAAAGAATATATCTTTGAAAGATTGGGAAAGACCACTTACGCCACAAGAATTTAATGACAACCCATTATTTGAGCAATGTGCAAGCGATACAAATTTTAGAGAATTAACATCAAGTGAAAGACTCGAAAATGGTGATGTTTTATTAATGAGTATTATGTGTCCAACACTAAATCATGTCGCATTATTTTTTGAGGGAGATGTTATTCATCATTTAACCGATAGACTATCTTGTAGAGAGCCTTATTCTGAATGGCTGTTAAAATGTACAGGAAAGAGGTATCGTTATGTCTCGTAAAATAAAGCTGTATGGGCAATTAGCAGAATTTGTTGGTCATAAGGATTTTGACGTACAAGTAAAAAGTGTTGGGCAAGCTGTAAGTTTTTTAATAAATAATTTTCCAGATTTAGAAAGTTATATGTCACCAAAATATTATCAAGTAAAAGTTGGTAATTACGATATTGTTGAAGAAGAAATTAATTATCCTATAGGTAAAGAAGATATACATTTTATTCCTGTCATAAGTGGCGCAGGTCGTGGTTTTGGAAAATTATTATTAGGTGCTGCGTTAATCGGTTTGGCGTTTGTAATTCCTGGAGGATTATCTTTTTCTGGGTTAAAGGCTGGAGGAATAAAAGGTGCGTTGGCTGGTGCTACTACTTTGAGTAAAATTATGGCTGGTACTGGTGCTTTTTTAATGTTAGGTGGAGTAACTGATATGTTATTTCCAATGCCAGAAGATGACTTTTCAGAAGACCCACGTTTATCTTTTAGTTTTAGTGGATTGCAAAATACAAGCAGGGCTGGAACTAGCATTCCATTAGTATATGGTGAAATTATGACTGGTAGTATTGCTATAAGTGCAGCAATTGACACCAATCAAGTTGAGGCGTAATTATGACTATGAATCGTAAAATCATAAGAGGTGCTGGTGGTGGTAGTTCACGCAAACCTCATGTTGACCCAGATACCTTACATAGTAGGCAGTTTGCTACTATTCAAGATTTAATATCTGAAGGTGAAATCGAAGGTTTTTCTACTCCATCAAAAGCTGGAATTACAAATAAAACGTCTGCCGAATATCTTAATGCTTCTTTAAAAGATGTATTTTTAAACGATACTCAAATACTTTCATCAACTGCTAATAATGCTAGTCCAGCAGCAGCAGATTTTAATTTTAAAGATGTTACTTTTAAATTTAGAGAAGGTACAAGTAATCAAACTGCTGTTACTGGTATGCCAATTACGATTGCAAGTCCTTTAGCGGTTTCCAATGCTGTTGTTACAAAATCATCAGGAGTTGGGATAACTAAGACTATAAGTCAATCTTGTGATGCTGTAATTGTTACTTTGACTTGGGCAGAATTACAATTTCAAGATGACAAGGGAAATATTCATGGTTCAACGGTTCAATACAAAATTTCTCATAAATACAGTGGTCAATCATCTTTTACAGAAAGAATTAATACATCAGTAACTGGCAGATCTGCTGACCCTTACTCAAGAGAACACAGAATAGATTTAGCTGGAGCTAGTTTTCCTGTAGATATAAGAGTAGAGAGAATTACAGATGATGCTGATGTAAGTGGTTTTATGAGAGATACTTTTACATTTCCTTTCATACAAAGAGTAATTGATAGTTCAGAAACATATCCAAACAGTGCTTACACAGCATTAAGATTCGACAGTAAAGTATTTAGTTCTATACCAAAAAGAGTATACAAAATAAGAGGAATTAAGGTAAGAATACCAGGCGCAGGTGCTAATAATTCTGGGACACCAACAGTTGACATACAAACAGGCAGAATAGTTTATCCAAATAACTATATATTTAATGGAACAATGCAAGCTGCAAAATGGACAACTTGCCCTGCAATGATACTTCTAGATCTTCTAACAAACCAAAGATATGGGCTAGGTAATCATTTAGCACCCGATTATAATTCTGCAAGTCCAAGTGATTCTGATCTATTTGCAAACCTTGATTTGTTTAGTTTTTATGGTGCTTCAAAATTTGCAAATGAACTAGTAAAAGACGGATCAGCAGCAGGTACAGAAGAAGCAAGATTTGCTTGCAATGTAAATATTCAAAGTCCAAAAGAAGCCTTTGCAGCAATAAATGAATTATCAGGTGTAATGAGGTGTATGCCAATATGGTCTGCTGGGAGTATTAGTCTTGCAAGAGATGAAGCTACAACACCAAGTTATCTTTTTAATCTTGCCAATGTTGGCGAAGAAGGATTTAACTATCAAGGAAGTAGTTTTAAACAACGTCATTCTGTAGTTATTGTTAACTATTTCAATATGGAGTCACAAGAGATTGATTCTGAAGTTGTAGAGAGTTCAACAGCTAAAGCAAAGTTTGGAACTTCTGTAAAAAAAGTACAAGCATTTGCGTGTACTTCTCGTAATCAAGCTGCTAGATTAGGCCGTGCAATACTTTTTGCGGAGGAACATGAGACAGAAACAGTTTCATTTACGACTTCTATTGATTCTGGATTAGTCGTTAGACCAGGTGCAGTTATTGAAGTTAATGATCCAGTAAGGGCAGGGGCAAGAAGAGGAGGTCGTGTAGTGGCTGCAACGACAACAACTATAACAATAGACGCAAAAGCTTCAACTCTACTTGTACATACATCAAGTGGTGTAACAACAGGTCCTGGTATGACAGATATTTTAAAAATCTTAGTTACCATGCCTGATGGTACTGTTGAAACTAGAAATGTACAAACTGAAAATTTAGGAGTTTTAACACTAGATTCTGCGTTGCCAGCAGTGCCAAATGTTGGAACTCCGTATTTACTTACTAGCTCAACATTGCAAACACAACTTTTTAGGGTTGTTGAAGTACAAGAACAGGATGGGATTAATTATGCGATTACTGCGTTGAAATATGTTGAGGGAAAATATCCATATATAGAATCAAATGTTCCTTTACCAGTAAGAAATATTTCTCTTTTAAATACAAAACTACAACCACCTTCAAACCTAGTAGGTGAAGAAACAACTATTGTTATAAACGGTATTGCAAGGGCTAGATTAATTGTAAGTTGGCAAGAACCATCAGAGTCATTTTTTGCAGACAATGGAACAACATATGAAAAACCACAAGGTCCATCAGGTTATCAAGTAAATTATAGGATTACATCCGAGGCTGGTAATACAAGTAATTTTATAACTATTGATGTTGTAAGTAATGATTTTGAGATTATGGATACAACAAAAGGTTTTATTGAATTTGAAATATATTCAATTAGTGCAAGCGGTAAATTATCATCACAACCTTTAGCAGGTACGATCAACACGGTTGGAAAATCAAGCGTTCCTGATAATGTTATTAATTTAGCTGTTGAAGCAATTGATGAAAAATTAGCAAGACTTACATTTAACCAATCAACTGCGCTTGACGTTTTATATGGTGGATCAGTATTTGTAAGACATACAGCGGAGACAGGTAATGCAGCTACATTTGCATCAGGACAAAATATTGTAGAGGCAGCACCTGGTAATGCTACTGAAGTAATTGTTCCAGCTTTACCAGGCACTTATCTAGTTAAATTCCAAGATGATACAGGTAACTTTAGTTCCGCAGCAGCAAGAGTTGAACTTACACTTGTTGATATATTTGATTCAATTTTAGTAAAACTAGATGAGGAGCATAATGATTCACCAGCGTTTAATAATTCTAATTCTAGTCTGTTTAGCAATACAGAGTACAGCAATACAAGAGGTGGTCTTATAATCTCAAACCCAGCACTTGTAATAAATGGTACTTATACACAGTCAGGTACAACTATTACTTGCAATATTAATAGTCATGGATTGGTAGTAGGTCAAACAAAACAATTTACTTTTTCTGTTAATGGTGCAACAAGTGGTCCTTATGTAATTACTACTGTAAATAATGCAAATCAATTTTTGGTTACATCTACAACGTCTGGTAATTTCTCAGGCACTGTTTCTGTAGCTAAAGGTAAAAATGGTACTTATGATTTCCCTGCAACTTTAGATTTAGAAGGTACATATTCATTAGTTTTAAAAAGACTTATAAGAGGTGCTGGTTTTTATCCATCATCTTTATGGGATGACAGAGTTGGTTTAGTAGATAGTTTCCCTGATTGGGATGGTGTTTTAGCTGAAAACGCAATAGGTAAAGTTTTTGTTAAAACAACAACTGATAATCCAAATAGTGGATCACCTACATATACACCTTTTACTGAATTTTCAAACGGTACATTTAAAGGCAGAGGTTTTAAATTTCAAACACGCTTAGAGACAACAGATACTGCTCAAAATGTTGTTATTCAAGAAGTTGGCTATAGGGCTGAGATGCCAGTAAGAACTGAGCAGTCAGGTGAATTAGAATCAAAAGATATACAAAATCCAACTATTGCAATCCCTGTAAATGTAACCTTTCAGTTCCCATTCTTTACAGGAACTACAGCTTTACAAGCACAAGGTTTCACTTGTCCAAAACCTATAATAAATATTTCTGCACAAAATATGCAAACTGGAGACTTTTTTGAATTAACAAATATATCAGGAACTGGTTTTACCATTGAATTTAAAAATGCAGCAGGTGCAACACAAATTAGAAAATTTAATTACTTAGCTGTTGGTTTTGGTAAGGGCGTGTAGAATATGATTAAAATTTTCTAGTTTTTATGGGTTTATCAGTTGCTAACTTTAATATTGAAAATGCGTCAGGCCAAGCAGTAAGACAAGATATAGAAGCTTGTTTTTTAGCATTACAAGGTTTGAATGCTGAAAGTAGTGATTTAGGTGCAAGTCAAACTGTACAAGGGATGTGGTTTTTAAGAAGTGACACAAAAGAATTAAAAATAGCAAAATCAACAACTGGTTTTACAACTGTTGGAAATATAGATCAAGCAAATTTAGGTTTACTTCCACGATCAGGCGGTACGTCTGCTCCAATGACAGGACAATTTTTAGCTGATGATTCCACAAGTGCTTCGACTCCAGCCATAGCATTTGAGCAAAACACAGGTTTAGGTTTATTTGGAAAAGCAACTAATGTTATGGGTTTTAGCTCATCTGGTCAAGAGCAAATGCAATTCGATGCAAATGGAATAACACTACATAATGCTAATGAATTAAGAATGCACGATGGTAATAGTGCTGGTGCTGCTGGATCTACATATATGGCTTTAAAACCAGCAACTAATATAGCAAGTAATTTTACTCTTACTTTCCCTGCTAATGCTGGTACAAATGGTCAGATCTTAAAAACTGATGGAAATGGTAACTTATCATGGGGTGATTCTGGTGGTGGTACTCCTACTTTTACAAGTGTTACAGCGACAAACTTTGTTGCAAACTCAGCTTTAATAGGTCCACAAAATACAACTAGACCACCATACTTTGCTAGTGGTGCAGGTGAATTTGCTGGTACTCTTGTAAAAGCACATTGCAGATTTACTGGTACAGGTACTGTTCATGTAAATCACTCTGATGCAGTTTCATCAGTAACTGATAATGGAGTAGGTGATTATTCAGTTAATTTTAGTTATCAGTTGAAAGCTTCATCTACTGGTAATGTAACTAATAATTTTTCTGTATCTTTTTCAATATCAGGAACAACATTTAATCAACCTGGTCAATTAGCACACACTCATGCTTTTATAGTTAGTCAAAATAATGCTCATGTTAGATTTGTTTGTCATAAAACTGAAAACTCAGGTCAAAAAGCTGATCAAGCATTTGCAAGTGTAATTGTGGCTAACTGAAAAATAAGGATGTATAATGTAAGAAAAAATTATGGCAAATTCAGACAAAAGATTTGTTTATACAGATGATGACGGTAGTTTAAGAATTGTTGTTCCAGTAGATGAGGATATTTGTGGCTTTACTTTAGAACAAATTAAAACTAAAGATTGTCCCAGTGGTAAAACAGTTTATACTGTAGATAAATCTGCAATTCCTACTGATAGGAGTTTTAGAAATGCTTGGACTTATACGAATTAAATTATGGGATTTGGAGTTGATATGGCAAAAGCCAAAGAAATACATAAGCAAAATATTCGTAACGCAAGGGAACGAATATTTAAAGAATTAGATATAGAGTTTCAACGTGCAATAGAAACAAAAGATGAAACAAAACAAGCAGAAATAGCTACAAAAAAACAGGCGTTAAGAGATGCACCTGCGGACACAGATATTACTAATGCTACTGATACAAATGCTTTGAAAGCACAATGGAAAACTGATATATTAGGATCATCTCCATATAGCTAATGGCAATACAACCAGCTACTTACAATTTTGTAGTACAAAGAAGAGCAGATCATAGTATCACTCTTGTTTTTAAAGACTCTAATAATAATGCAATAAACTTAACTGGATTTACAGTCGCAGCACAAGTTTGGGAGGAAACAAGAACAACAAAATATGCTGATTTTAATGTTGTTTATACAAATAGATCTACAGGAACAGTAGAAATATCCTTGACCGATGATCAGACAGCTACATTCGCACCTAATACTTTGTCTTATGACGTATTGTTAATTAACGGATCTGGTCTAAAAGAATATTATTTGGAAGGTATAATAACTGTAAGCGAGGGTTACACAACAGTATGAACTCTATTCAAGTTACAGAAACTAAAAATACAGTATCAGTTAGCCAAACGACTAATACTGTTACTATTACAGAAGGAGTCGCTGCTACTGTTGAACTGACCCATGTAGGGCCTCAAGGACCTGCTCCTTTTGGATTTATATTTGATGGTTCGGATAAAGTAAATGATTCTGTCGTTTACTACCATAGTTCATCTGGTACATTTAAAGCAGATTCAACAACTACGAAACTTACACTCGTCAATGGGGGAAATTTTTAGGCCATGTCTAACACAATTCGTATAAAAAAAAGATCAGCGAGTGGTAGTGCTGGCGCACCTTCTACTTTATCTCCTTCAGAATTAGCGTTTAATGAAAATGATTTAAAATTATATTATGGTTTTGGTGATGATGGTCAAACTCCACCTGCTGCAAGTTCAATAATTGCTATTGGTGGTGCAGGTGCTTTTTTCAATAAAACAGATGTAAGAAATGCAAATAAAGTTTTAGCAGGGCCAGTATCTGGGAGTGATGCTGCACCAGTATTTAGAGCTTTAGTTGCTGCTGATATTCCTACAATTGCTCATACCAAAATAAGTGATTTTGATGCAGGGGTTCAAACAAATAAACTCAACGAACTAACAGCACCAGATGGTGCAGTTAGTATGTCAAGTCAAAAAATTACAAATTTAGCTGATCCTACTGCTGATAATGATGCTGCGAATAAAGCGTATGTTGACGGTGTTGCACAGGGATTAGACGTTAAAGATTCTTGTAAAGTTGCGACAACACAGGCACAAACACTTGCTAGTGATTTTACAAACGGAGATACAATTGACGGAATAACACTTGTAACTAATGACAGAATACTAATTAAAGACCAATCAACAGCATCAGAAAACGGTATTTATAAAGTCAATGCTTCGGGCGCACCCACAAGAACAGATGACTTAGCAACTGGTGCTGATGCTGCTGGATTTTTTACGTTTATTGAAAAAGGAACGGTTAACGCAGAAAATGGTTTTGTTTGTACATCAGATAAAGGATCTGCTGTAGTAGGAACTAATAATCTTACAATTTCTCAATTTTCTGGTGCTGGTCAAGTTATTGCTGGTAGTGGAATTGATAAGTCTGGTAACACTCTTTCTGTTGATTTAAAAGCAAATGGTGGACTTGTTATTGAATCTACTGAAATTGCTGTTGATCTTGGTGCTAGTTCTATAACAGGAACTCTTGCAGTTAGTGATGGTGGTACAGGATCTACAACAGCTAGTGGCGCAAGAACAAATCTAGGAGTTGTTATTGGTACAGATGTAGAGCCTCATTCCGACAAGTTAACAGAACTTGCAACTATGGCACAGGCAACTGCTGATGCTTTAGCTGATTTAAATTCTACAGAGGTACAAATATTAGATGGTGCGACTGTTACCACAGCACAGCTTAATAGAGTTGACGCTACATCAAGTATTCAAACTCAATTAGACAATAAACAGCCACTTGATGCTGAGTTAACAGAACTCGCAACTATGTCTAGTGGTACAGCTTCAGCACTTGCAGATCTTACAGGTACTGAAGTAGGAATACTTGACGGAGCTACATTAACAACATCTGAATTAAATATCCTTGACGGTGTTACTGCCACTGCTGCTGAATTAAATATTTTAGATGGAGCTACACTATCAGTTAATGAACTGAACATTCTTGATGGTGTTACTGCTACAGCAAATGAAATCAATTTACTTGATGGTGTTACTGCAACTACAGCAGAATTAAATTTTGTTGATGGTGTTACTTCTGCAATTCAAACTCAATTAAATAACAAGCAAGGTTTAAACGCAAAATTAACTGAATTAGCAACAATGTCTACTGGAACTGCTAGTGCTTTAGCAGATTTAACAGGAACAGAGGTTGCTATTCTTGATGGTGCGACTGTTACGACTACTGAACTAAATATTATTGATGGTGGCACTTCAGCGACATCTACAACTTTGGCAGCAACAGATCGTATGGTGGTCAATGACGCTGGAACTATGGTCCAAGTTGCCCTTAGTGATCTTGTTACCTTCCTTGAAGATGGAACTACAAGTGGATTTGAAATTGATGGGGGTACATACTAAAACAATATAAAAGCTAGGAGGTATCACAAATGGCAATTCAGATAAAACTCAAAAATGCAAGTGGTAGCGATCCAAGTGCTAGTGATTTAGTTGTCGGTGAAGTTGCAATAAGAACTGATAATGGTAAATTATTTACAAAAAAAGATGACGGAAGCGTTGCTGAAATAAGTGGTAGCGGTGGTGGTGGTGGTGGATCTAATAATATTGATATTAATACTTTATCTTCCTCATCAGGTACAGGTGGTGGTAGTGCAACATTTAACGGAACAGCTTATAGATTCACATTAAGCAGTCCACCAACTACTGCACAAGAAGCTTTAGTTTCAATTAGTGGTGTTGTTCAAAAACCTAACTCTGGCACTAGTCAGCCATCTGAAGGTTACGCTATTGATGGTAATGATATTATTTTTTCTGCTGCTCCACCCTCTGGAGCAAGTTTTTTTATTGTTACTTATGGTCGTCTAGGTGTTGGCACACCATCAAACAACACTGTTACTTCTGCAAAAATAGTAGACGGAACCATTGTTAATGCTGATATAAATGCAAGTGCAGCAATAGCAGCTTCAAAGATTGCTGGTTTAGCGACTTCAGCTACAACAGATACGACAAACGCATCAAACATTTCTTCTGGAACGCTTGCAGCAGCTAGAGTTGCGACTCTTAACCAAGATACTACTGGTAATGCTGCTACAGCTACAACTTTAGAAACTGCAAGAACTATTGCTGGTACAAGTTTTGACGGTAGTGCAAATATTGATATTGACTACAATAACTTAACTAACAAACCAACATTGACCACAGGTCCGACAGGCC